TTACATTCGTTCTTTCTTTACGCTTCCTTGTACAGCATAAAATGCACGGATAATTCTAAGAGGATACTCTCGAGGGTCGTATTTAGGGTTTTCACTTACTAAATTCACATGATCATCATCAGACCCCTTGCATACATACTTAATATTCACATCTCCATTATCAAAGACTACCACGTAAGGATGCCCGAAAACCAAGTATATAAAGTCAACGGGCTTAATCCCTATTACATCTCCTGATTTGTACTTTGGATACATACTATCTCCATATACATTTATAAAGGTAACATCTTTGCTGAAGTTAGGGATATATACAGGAACACGCTGCATTTCATCGTTAAAGTTGGCAATATCAAAGCCTGCCTTTGCATATATCTCAGGGTAGTAGTAGCCCGTAGGTTTCCCTATTGGGTTTCCTATTGCTTCCTCCTGAAAGTATTCCCTTACTTCATTGACGTATTTTTCCAAAGCCTTCCTATATTTTTGGGGCAGGTCGGAAATGCCTTGTTGTGCTTCTTTGAGTACCTTTACAGGTATTTTTGTCTTTTCGTATATGTCTGTCAGGGTAATATCATAGCCTTTGCGTTCATCTCTTAGGAATAGTACTAAATCGTCTTCTTCCTCCTCATCATCTTCTTGTATAACATCTTTCTGCTGAGTGAGCATAGAGCCTTCACCTGTGAGTATTTTTGCCTTATCAAAACCATATAGACTAACTAATTTCTCAGCCATGTTTTTTCCCACAGACTTTTTCCCATTCATTAAGTTAGACACGTACGGCTGAGACACTCCTAAGTCTTTTATTATTTCTGACTGGTCTTTTCCAAGTTTAGAAAAAGCCTCCTTAAGATATAAGTTTATATAACTATTTTGGTTATCTAAATTATTTTCCATACCTTTGCGCTTTAATTAAAAATTCGTTTGTTATCATGAAATTATCTGAACAAGGACGTTTTGAACTTCGTATATGGTTAGCGGAAAGAGCTCATATAGCAAGTAATCTTATATATGTCTATGATCAAATTAAAGATTGGGACATAGACGACATTGATCTTTATAAAAGACTTGTTTTAGGGGAAGGAACTGCGAGATTTATGCCAAAAATCACTAAAAATGAACATGAATTTATAGTTACCAAAATGAATTTTATCAAGAATGGTGATAAGGTAAGACTAAAAGACTAACTCCTTATCCGAAATTCTTTTATCAATTCTATTAACTTGGATATAAATCCCTCCACATTTTTAGGGTTTATATTATCCCCTTCCTTACTTTGTTTTATATCAGGAGGGCTGTATATATTATCCAATGCCTTAAGCAACATAATCTGTTGTGAGTCTCGCTTATCCACATCGCCGCTGTCGGTAGCTTTTAATAATTTTGAATGCTCCCGCATAGTCATAGCTATTGCCGATTTAAAAGCATATTCCTCTTGCAATTTGCGTTCTTTTGAATACCTGCTAATGAGCCACCATACCAAAAACCAAGCAGGAGATGTTCTTAGTATATTGATGACAAAATGTACCCAATCAGAATTATTAATATCAAAGCCATAAAACACCATAAAGACCCATGCAGCGGTAGCTATTAAGGAATATATTGCTAACATTCCAAAAGTAAATACATTCTTCTGTATTTGGTTTTTCCGCTCTCTAAAATGAGTTCCTAATGAACCATCAGCAGCTGCTCCTATTAGGTTTTCAACTTCTTGCTTTTGGGATAATATATTCTTTTGTAAATCTTCAGCTTCTCTAATCAGTGACAAAGAACGTGTATTTTGAGTAACAACATCTCCAAACCGTTTCTTATAATCCTCTATATTTTCTGTTATTTTTTGTTCTAAGTTAGCAATATTCGTTTTTAAAGTCTCTATCGTGTTTTTATTAGCTTCCGATGATGATAAATAGGAACGAATAGATGTATCATATTCATTAGCATTTATAGCTTTTTCCTTGATCGTATCATAAAATTCAGTCGCTTGTATTATCTTATGTTCTAAATCACTCTTTGATTTAGAAAATTCTTCTATCAAACGAATTAACTTATTATTTTCCTGCTCTAATTTTGTTTGAATAAGTTTTATTTCTCCTGCAAGACTTTCTATATTTTCTTGTGATATTTTAGGCTTGTAAGTGATGTTTCTTTCCCAGTTCCCAAACTGAATGCAATATTCAAAAATATATCTTACACCATTAAAAATACCTTGATTATTTTTATCTGATATAGAACTTACTAAATCCCTTAATACCGCAACTATATTATTTCCAGAGCCATTCGGAAAATATGAAGTAGGTAACATCGGCGCCATATTAGATTGCATTAATACTTTAAAACGATTAATAACAGTTTGGTATATCTTCTTAAATTCGAAAGAATAGTAATCACCAAACATAACCGCTTCTAAAGGAGTTTCAGGGAAATTACCTACAATATATTGGTCTATATCAAAATCTTCTATTTGTCCTATATAAGAGCTTATACGTTCTAATTCTTGAATAGTCATTACTACATTTATTTAAAAATCAACCACTTATAAACTTTAACACTGTTTATAACCAAAATAGTTATTTAAAGATTTGTTTTATAACCAAAATAGTTATACTTTTGCATCGTCAAAATGTAACAACAAATGTTCTACATTTTTGCGATACAAAGATAATAATAAAAATGCAAACAACAATGAATAAAATGAATAAAGTAAAAAAAAGGCATAAAGTTACGGGCAAGCTCTCTGAGACTATCGCAGAAGAGATACTATCTAATAATAAGTTAAGCCTTCAAATAGCCCTTGAAATGGATAAGACACAGATAGCTATACAAAATTCTGCAAGGCGTAGAAGTGATACATTACTCAATGTAAGACTAATGCCTTTGTATGAGAGTTATGGCTATTTCTTAAAAGATATAAAAAACGAATAAATCATGAATAATACCGAGCTAAAGAGACATCTCAAAAGAAAATTAGAGCGAGTAACATTGCTTAAGTTATCCTTAGAGGGTGCTGTTAGAGATTTGGCAAGCGAGATTATTAGCCTTAACGAAGAACTTGCCCTTGTGGAAGAGGGCAAGTCTTCAATCAAACTGAAAGAACCCGTTGATATATCGAAGTATGCAACACAATTTTACGCTGAATTTGAAAGAGCAAGGCAAAACAGCGACCTATAAAAAAAAGCCCCGCTGGCATGCGAGGCGTATGTATAACAAACAAAATTTTTAACATGGCAAAGATACTTCAAAAAATTTTCTCTTGCAAGCGAAAAGTAAAAAAAGTGCAAGATACAGAACTACAAGTGATTGACGGCTATTTGTGTTACAACAAGCGCCGTTACAATGAACTCAACTACGAGCAGAAAGAGCAATATAACGAATGCTTTATCTCCCAAGCCGATAAATTGGCTTTTGAAAAACTCCTTAGAGAATCACAACTTAGATACGTATTGAGATGAGAACAATCAGCCCTTTTGAATTTGCACGGCTAATCAATGAAGAGCGTGCAACCCCTGCCTACCAAGGTAATGATTACTTGAATGTTCATGAAGATAGATACAGCACTATTGAGCATGAGTATATGACAGAAGTAGAATATCCCGATGATTGGTATTGTCAAGTAATATATGATGTGTCATTCGATTACAAGGGTCGTGATTACGATAGTAACCACGAGGTAACAATTACATCGGTTAAGGTGAATGGCAAAAAGGTTAAATTAACCAAAGAGCAAGAAGAAGAACTAACAAAAGCACTCACAGAGCGTGCAAATACAGAGTACGAGTTCTACGATACTAAGGGACTGTATCCCGATTATGCAACTTCTAAAACATGGTAAATATGAAAATAGGTGATAAAGTAAATGTTAATCCCTTTATCCCAAAAGACCCCGCAAATCAGAAATGCAAGGTTGGCGAGGTGGTAGAGATAGTCAATAATGAAGGGCTTGAGATAGTCAAAGTAAGGTTCAATAAAGGTTGTTACGGACTATACGACGGCGATACACTTAAAAAAATAAACTATGAAAAAGTTAGCAATAAAGAGGTATTACAAGGATAAAAGTGATGACTTATATAAGGTAATCAGCTACGATGAAGATAAGTGTGATTATAGAATGATGAAGTTAGATACTTTCTTCTATAATATAGAAACCTTAGTAGTTATACACACTGACAAAGTAGCAGATTACGAGTTTAAGGAAATTCCTCAAAAAGAATTTATGAAAATGTACATGAATATCTTAAATGAGTCTCAGAGGCTCCTTAGTAGAAAGAAAATGTATTAACAAATAAAATTATATCAAAATGAATGAGAATTTAATCACAGTACAACAATTGCCTGTGATCGTCTATGAACGATTAGAGAGCGTAGGGCAAGAAATTGACAAGCGTATCGCAGAGCTTGACTTGGATAAGCAACTCGTAACAGAGGACACCAAGAAAGCTGTTAAGGACACAAGGGCAATGCTCAATAAAGAGTTGGATAACTTTGAAGAGCAGCGCAAACGCATCAAAGAGCAAGTAGTAGCACCTTATGAAGCTTTTGAGAAGGCATATAAAACCTTTATCAAGGTAAAATATGAGAAAGCCGACAGTATTCTTAAGGTGAAAATTGATGAGTTTGACAGAAAGCTAAAAGCAGACAAAGAAGCACGTATCAGGGCTTATTTTACAGAACTCTGCCAAGCTAACAATATTGACTTCCTCCCTTTTGAAAGGCTTGGTTTAAAGATAGGTTTGAGTGATTCAGATAAGAGCTTGAAGGACATCGTAAACACTAACATTGACAACGTGGTTAAGAGCCTTGAATTTATTGAAAGCCTAACAGACCCCGACGAATATAAGGCGGAGATTCTCGCTGATTACAAGCAAACCCTTGATATAACCACTGCTATACGTAACGCTCAATATCGCAAGCAGCAAAGAGAATACGAGTTACAACGTATCGAGGCGCAAAAGGCACGAGCCGAGCAAGCAAGGTTAGCCGCTGAAGCAAAGGCAAAAGAAGTGGCACCGCTACAAGCACCTGAAGAAGTACCACCTCCAGCAATTCAAGAAGCACCCGCCCCACCTCAAGAAGCCCCTGCTCCAGCTCCTCAAGAAGTAACACCTGATTTGGTAGTAACCAATTTCACCGTGCAAGGCACAAGGGAGCAACTCAAAGCCTTAAAGGCATATATCCTTAGTAATAATATTAAAATCATAGAATAATGAGTACAACAGTAACCACCACAGAAAAGAAACTAACATTAGGAAACTTCCTTAATCAAGCCAATACAGCCGATTTCCTAACAAAGACATTAGGTTCAAGAAAATCAGAGTTTGTATCTAACCTCTTAGCCCTTTCAGATAGCAATAAAGAGCTGTTACAATGCGATAATTCAGAACTAATGAAGTGCGCATTGAATGCCACAGCTCTAAACCTACCACTTAACAAGAATTTAGGGTATGCGTATGTTATCGCGTACAAAGATTGGAAGACCCAAGAAGTACACCCACAATTTCAAATGGGATACAAAGGCTTTATCCAATTGGCGATCCGCAGCGGGCAGTATAGAACGATTAACACTTGTGAGGTACGAGAAGGTGAGATTAAGCGCAACAAGTTCACAGGACATACTGAATTTCTTGGAGAAAATCCAGAAGGCAAAGTCATAGGCTATTTGGCTTATATCGAGCTACAAAATGGATTTCAGCAATCACTATATATGAGCCTTGAGCAGGTGCAAGAGCACGTAAGTAAGTACTCCCAGAGTGGCATGGATAAAAAGACAGGTGAGCTTAGAGGAGTGTGGAGAAACGAATTTGATGCCATGGCAAAGAAAACAGTACTCAAGCTCCTGCTTAATCGCTACGGGGTGTTATCAGTAGAAATGCAGAACGCCATAGAGAAAGACCAAGCAGATAGCGAGGGGCGTTATATAGATAATCCGCAAGCAGGTGGTAGGTATGTACAAGATGCTGTTATCATCGAGCAAAGCGAGCCTACCGAAGTAGCAAGTCAAGAAGAGCCAGTAGCTCCTGCCCCTTCACCTTCAGAAAGCCCTAAACAAGTTGATTTTAAGAATTTATAAAAACAAACACCATGAAACATACAATCAAATTCAGACACACAATAATAGCCGATTATAGCATAGAGATTGAAGCAGAAACAGAACAAGAAGCTATTAAAATCTTTGAAAAGTATAACAACCCTTTCGAAGAAATGGAAAAACAGCAAGCCAATATGTCTCCTTACTATGAAGATTCATATTGTGAGGTTATTATAAACAATGGTATTGAAGATGTTGATTTTGAAGAATGATACAAGCAAAAGTCATTAGTTCAGGTAGCGAGGGCAACGCCGTGATATACAACAATGTAATAATGGTAGATTGCGGCGTTTCTCTCAAAGCCTTACAAGAAGTCAAACGTTCTTTGAAAATAGTACTTCTAACTCACAAACACAGCGATCATCTAAAAATACGCACCTTGCAGCGGTTACAAGCTGAAAGACCAACCTTGCGTATTGCTTGCGGTGATTTTCTCTTAGAGGAGTTGCCTTGTATCAAGAATATAGATGTATTGCAAGTGGGTAAGATATACGATTACGGAACGTTCAAGGTATCACCCATAAAGCTGTACCACGATGTACCTAATTTCGGTTGGCGGATCTTCCTACCTAATGGTAAAAAGATATTCCACGCTACCGATACAGTACATTTGGAGGGTATCACAGCTAAGGGTTATGACCTCTATGCTATTGAGCATAACTATTGCGAGGAGTACATACAGCAAGCAATTGAAGAAGCACGAGCCAACGGCGAATATACGCACGCGTACGGCAATATCAATACACACCTTAGCATACAGCAGGCAAGGGCGTTTATTGACAAAAATAGAAAGGAAAGCAGCGAGGTATTAGAACTGCATAAAAGTAGAAGTTTTTATAAGTAAAAAACATGGAAATACAAGGACGAATAAAACAGATATTCCCCTCTCAGATAATAGGACAAAACGGCTTTGAGAAACGGGATTTGGTAATAGTAACGGAGGAGCAATACCCGCAAACGATCATCATTCAATTTACCCAGCAGCGTTGCGACTTACTCAACAATCTACAAGTAGGGCAAAATGTAAAGGTATATATCAATATCCGCGGGAGAGAATGGACAAGCCCACAAGGAGAGATTAAATACTTTAACACAATTGAGGGGTGGAAAATTGAGGTGATACAGACTACTAATAATGTAGCCAATCAGCAGCCAGTAGCACAAGCAGCACCTGCACCTCCTCCACAGAGAGCACCACAGCAGGTACAACAGCCGCAGCTGTTTGATAACCATGGAAGAGAGCCGAACCCTGCGATATATAACAATGAAGAAGTACCTTTTTAGTAACTAAAAATAAAGAAAAAATGAAAACAGTATTTAAAGTAGGAATGGAAGTTTATGACCAATTAAATTTTCCTAATAAGAAAGGTGTAATTGTAAAGATAAGTAATGATGAAAACGATCCTTATCCTGTGGAAGTGTCTTTTGAGAATGAAGTAGGTCGATACTACTATACCCCTGAAGGTCGCTTTAATAAAAAACACATTCCAACTCTATCAACTAAACCTTATGAAGTAGTATTAGAAGGCTTTGAACAAAAAGCACCTGCAATAACTTATGAGGAGGCTGAAGAATGGATAAGAAAAGAGTATGCAAAAGGGAATAACCATTTAATGATGAAAGATGTTCTTGAAGCCCTTAGAAAATTAATCATTCTAAGAGACTATTACAATGAAGGTTGGCAACCTGATTGGAAAGATGATTCCTATAAGGAAATACTTTGTTTTGAAACAGATTTTCACAGCAAAAAAGATTTCAAATACAGATTTTATGCAAGTAAAAATCAACCTCGTGTTTTAGCTTTTAAAAATTCTGAAATAAGGGCTAAATTCTATAAAGAACAAGGAGAACTCTTAGAAATTGCAAAACCTTTATTATGACAAAAGCAATGATTGTCCTGTTGTTAGCCCTTAACATCATTAACCTCCTTTGCGTGATAATTCAAAGGGAATATGCCAAAGCTGCTTGTAATATAGTAACAGCTATATTTCTTTGGATAAGCTTCAAAGACTGTGAATATGAAGATTATTGATTACCTTTTAGCAACTTAAAAATAAAAAAAATGAGAAAAATAGCAATACGATCATTAGCATTCATTATTCTGTTAGTGTTATTAACATTCGGAGTAATGGTATTATTCAGGAGTGAATTTCCTTATTTATGGATTGTAGGGTTACTTATAGCAATTCTTATACTGATTGTTTTCCCTTACAACAAGTTTTTTAGTAACTAATTTAAACATTTATATTAATGAAAAAGATGATTTTTCTTTTTAGTGTTATAGCCTCCTTAGTGGGTTGTAACAGACCTGAACCTAACTATGAAGGGGTTCTAATGACAGAGTACGGACGAAATGGTATCAATTCGTTCAAAATTGTAACAGGGGCACAAGGGATGTTAGGTCCAGGTAGTGAGCTGTATCAGGTACCCATGTGGGAACAAGCAGGAGACCCTGATGTGGTGGAAATCACAGCAAAAGATGCAGGGGTATTTACAGTAGACCCTTCCTACACTTATACGCCTATTCGTGGCAAAGGTGCTGAGATTGTGTTCAATTACAAAAACTACCGAATACAAGACCCTGAAACGTTCTTTGACAATGTAGAGGCTAATGTACTTAACAAACGTGTTACAGACGCTTATCGTGAGGAAGCAAGAAACTACACCACTGACAGCCTTATGAACAATTTAGGTAAGTTTGAATTATCAGTACAAAGCAGATTGAAAGAGGAGTTTAAGACGAAATTCTTTGACCTTACTACTCTTACATCAGGGCTTAAACCTCCTGCTTCAATGCTGAAAGCCGTAGAAGATAGGAATAAGGCTATCCAAGAAGCTAATAGAGTAAAAAACGAGTTAGAGACCTCAAGAATGCTGTTAGAAAAGGCAAAGATAGATGCTGAAACAAACAAAGTCCAATCGGTAGGGCTTACAAAGGAAATCTTAATGCAGCAGTATATAGAGATGTTAGGTAAGACTTCTAATAAGGTAATTATCACAGACGGCAGAACGCCTGTAATATTGGGTAATTAGCATAACTTCTATTATAATTATGGCTAAAATAACAATTACAATCCTTCTCTTTATATTCTTTCTATTCTGTTTGAAAATAGATAGTAACAGCACGAAAATAAGAAGATTAAAGAAAGATGTAGAAGACCTCAACGAAGCAATTAGGAAACTTCGAGATTACAGGTTTAAATAGAAACCCAAAAGCAAGTATCAATCGGGATAGTAGCAGGTTCGATTCCTGCCTTGCTTTCAAAATTAAAGACAAAATGAAGACTTTAGATTTAAAAGAAGTAAAAGATAGGTTTGAGTTATATAAAGTAGCTTTTAATAAAAACCCTCATGTAAAAGATCTCGCCAGAGAATTAAGTGTAAAAACTACGACTCTTATGAAATTCATTGAGGATAATAACATACATTTTAGATTGTACAAAAGTAGTATAGGTAGTTTTATTAATGAAGTATATTTTGAGCTAAAAGATAGCCCTGGAACTGATGAATTTGTAGAATATAACAAAGAAAGGTATAAAAATACTTTATTTCTTGATACTTACATTTATCCTTATACTTCTGACGTGGTTTTTCATCGTATTATAGAGGATAAAAAAGATGATAAAAGAAGTAATGAATGGAGAAATACACCTGAAAAAATTGAAAAAATAAGTAAATTTTTAGCTTTAAAAGAGGTTTGTATAGGAAGTTTAATAGAAGGAGTAAATAGATACTTTGATTTTATACCAAAAAAAAATATAGAGTTGCTTATATCGCAAGGTTGGGAGTTTGTAAATTATAATCAAAATAGTGAAAAATAACAATAAACTATGATTTTCAACGCAAGTAACGAGTTTGATATACAAAGAGCAAAGGAGCGGTTAGATTACCTTATTGACAAGAAAAAGACCTTTGAAATCACTGAAAAGAAGCCTAAGCGAACCTACTCACAGAATAATTACATTCACCTCCTTTTTTCGTGGTTTGCATTGGAATATGGAGAGACCCCTGAATACGTGAAGCAAGAAATATTTAAGAAGTTAGTTAATCCGCAAATATTCCTAACTGAATATGTGAATTACAAGACCGGAGAGGTAAGAGAAGCGTGGAGAAGCACAGCAGATTTAAATACGAAGGAAATGACAACCGCTATTGATAATTTCAGAGACTATGCCAGTAAGGAAGCGGGTATATACCTACCAACCCCTGATGATTTAAATTCTCTCAATGAGATAGAAAGGCAAGTGAATAATTTACAAGGGAGGTATTATTAAGCAATTTTAAAATGAACAAAGAAACTATAACCACTCCGCAAATGGAGCTATTGATATACGATTACTTTGAAAAGTCAAGCCTTGTAATAGTTCCTAAGTTCTCACGGCTTAATGCTGTAAGGTATGATGATGATAGCAAGCGAGGATATAGGGTTGAAAATATTGTTACCCACGAATGCGATATATTATCAGTTACTAAGAACTATTTCCTCCGAGAGATTGAAATAAAAATATCAGTGAGTGATTTTAAAGCCGATTTTAAAAAGAAACATAATCACGAGGGTAATATCAAGCAGTTTTATTATGCCGTTCCTTACTATATCTTAGATAAGATAAAGGATTTAGTATCTGAACACGCAGGGATATTAGTCGCTGAATATAATGCTGAACTATCTGACCATTGGCAACTAAAAAGATACAAAAAAGCCACAGATAACAAGTCCGCAACGCCTATTGATGAGAAAAAGTTGAACAAAATATTTAGGATTGGTTACCTGAAATATTGGTTTTATAGGAAAAGAGAAAAATAACCAATTTTCACCCCTCGTTAAGCAAGGATAAAAACAAGTTATAAAATATTGATTTTCAGAGTAAAAATATAAATAAGCAAGATTTAAAGTAAAATAAGCAATGAAAGAAACCGTTAATCGTTTTGAAGAGGAGATCATCACCACCTCCAACCTATCCGAGATGAAGGATAAGTACTTAGCTGAGACACTCTACCGAAAATGGCCTGAGAACTTCATAGATGAAAGCACTGGTGAGGTGGTTAATATAGAACGCAAAGAGATAATCTTTGAACGTGGTACACTCTTAGACCATCACAACTTAGAGGAGATTAATTTCTTCCTACAAAGTGGAGATATTACTGAGGTAAAAGTCAGTACTATACAAAGACAAGCTACCTTAGTCAATGGATGTGCTGCCACATGGGTAGCTGTAGCAAAGGTAATGGGAAAGAAACAAACCTTCTTCCTATATGCTAATAGTGTAGAGGTAGCTATGCAGATCCTCACGGACTACATAGAACAGCACTACCAAGGATATTTTGAAGTGTTATCCCTCAAGGAACAAGAATATTTGTACATCGTAACCTTAACCAAGGATAATGGAGAAGATGAAAAGGTCAATTGTTATATTGCTGAGATGGAGATGAAATATGAGCGCTACACAACTCGTAATAAATTCTTAGTAAAGGCTATCAATGCTGAGGAAACCAAACCTCTATGTATTGCGTTCTTTGATAAGTATATGCAGGATAAGGAAAATCCTGAACCTTATACAATGACACTGTTATCGGCAAAGATAATGAAAGTAGAAGCAGTGATTGACCATCTATTTTGCCATGTCTATATAGACAGAAGCAAGGGAAAAAGAGAGCAAACAGCCGATAACGACTAACAAACCTAACATTGGAAAGTTATGTATCTCATGTCTAAGACATGATGACCCCCGATAGGCAAGCTCTCACGTTCAAGCCGTGAGCGGGGGCTATAACAACCGATTTGAAAGGAGATTGAGCGCGCGGCAATCTTTATCAAATCTCTAATCAAATCAAAAATGAACGAGTATCAAGAATTTTTAAAGAACAAAATCAAGATAGCTCCTAAGCAAGGGTTTCCTTGTAGCCTTGATGAGATTAACCCACGAATGAAGCCCCACAACCGATTAATGGTAAAGTGGATGGTAGAGGGTGGTAGGCGTGCCTGCTTTGCTTCTTTTGGGCTACATAAGACCGTTACCCAGCTGGAAGCAGTACGAGTAGTCCTTCAAAAGGCAGGAGGTGGCAAAGGGCTAATAGTTTGCCCGCTATCTGTACGACAAGAGTTTATCGAGGATGCTAAAAATATCCTTGGTTGGGAGGTAGCCCCTAAGTTTATTCGACGTATCGAGGAAACAGAGGACAAGGATGGGATATACCTCACCAATTATGAAAGTATCAGAGACGGCAAATTAGACCCTCGACACTTTCAAGTGGCAAGCCTTGATGAGGCGAGTATCCTCCGAGGTTTAGGAGGTTCTAAAACGTTCCGCGAGTTTATGAGGTTATTCACAGGCGATGCCGGACCCATGCAACAACGTAGAGGATCAGACAATATCAAATATCGATTTGTAGCCACAGCCACACCTTCTCCTAATGATTACATTGAGTTGTTGGCTTATGCTGACTTCTTAGGGGTGATGGATGTATCGCAAGCCAAAACACGATTCTTTAAACGAGATAGTACCAAAGCAGACAAACTCACCCTACATACTCATAAAGAAGAGGAGTTTTGGTTATGGGTATCCTCTTGGGGGCTTTTCGTTACAAAGCCTTCTGATATTACCCAAAATGAAGAAGATGATATTGGGTATATCCTCCCTGAATTAGATTTGCGTTGGCATGAAATACCTACCAATCACTTAGACGCAGGGTTTGATAAGCATGGGCAAGGGCTTTTGTTTAAAGATGTAGCATTAGGCTTGCAAGCATCCGCCAAGGAGAAAAGAGACTCATTAGAGGATCGTATTCAAAAGATGTTAGAACTCCGAGCAGAAGACCCTGAAGCGCATCGTGTAATATGGCACGATTTAGAGAGTGAACGCAAAGCAATTGAAAAGGCTATCCCTACGCTAAAATCTATATATGGTTCTCAGGATTTTGAAAAGCGTGAGGAGATAATAAAGCAATTCTCTTATGGCGAGTTGCAAGAATTAGGAGCAAAGCCCGTAATAGCAGGCTCAGGGTGTAATTTTCAGCGGTATTGCAGTTGGGCAATATACTTAGGGATAGGTTATAAGTTCAACGATTTCATCCAATCTATACACCGCTTACAGCGCTTCCTCCAAAAGAACAAAGTACGTGTGGATTTAATCTATACAGAAGCCGAACGAAATGTACGAAAAACCTTAGAAACAAAGTGGAAAAATCATAACAAACTCGTAAAGAATATGACGGAAATAATCAAGAAATACGGACTATCTCATTCCGAAATGGCACAAGCACTCACCCGCAAAATAGGGGTAGAGCGTATAGAGATAGTAGGGAGAAATTACAAGATCGTCAATAACGACAATGTATTAGAACTCAATCCTAACGAAAATCCTCACGCTCTGAAAGATAATAGTGTGGGACTTATCCTAACCTCAATACCTTTCAGTACCCAATATGAGTACTCCCCTAATTACGCTGATTTTGGGCACTCTGAAAGCAACGAGGAGTTTTTTAAGCAAATGGACTATCTCACCCCTAATTTGTTCCGAGTGTTACAGCCTGGCAGGATAGCTGCTATACACGTAAAAGACCGTATCGTACCAATGGGGCTATCAGGAATGGGCGTACAAACTGTTTACCCTTTTCACGTAGATTGCATACTTCATTACACAAAACACGGCTTCGCTTATATGGGTATGAAGACTATCGTTACCGATGTGGTAAGAGAGAACCAACAAACTCATCGGTTAGGGTGGAGCGAACAATGCAAGGACGGAACAAAAATGGGAGTAGGTATGCCTGAATATCTATTACTATTTAGAAAGCCAGCTACTGACAAAACAAATGCTTATGCAGATGAACCAGTGGTTAAGAGTAAAAGTGATTACACACGTGCTAAGTGGCAAATAGATGCACACGGATTTACACGCTCCTCAGGTAACCGCTGTTTAATGCCTGAAGAACTCGCTAAACTACCACACAATGCTATTTTTCAAGAGTACAAAAACTTCTCTCTTAATGAAGTGTATAACCACGAGCATAATGTAAAGATTGCGGAAACATTAGACCTATATGGCAAACTCCCTACTTCCTTTATGCTCTTACAGCCACAAAGCTGGAGTGAAGAAGTTTGGACGGATATTACTCGTATGCTCACCCTTAATGGTTCCCAATGGAGTAAGGGAAAAGAGATGCACCTTTGCCCTATGCAATTTGATATAGCAGACAGAGTAATTGAGCAGATGAGCAATAAGGGAGATGTAGTGTTAGACCCCTTTGGAGGGCTAATGACAGTGCCTTATCGAGCAATCCTTAAGGGGCGTTATGGGATAGGTTTTGAACTCAATCCTCAATATTTCTTAGATGGGGCGTCTTATTGCAAGGCTGCTGATGAAGAAGTAAGTACACCTACCCTGTTTGACTTCATAGAGATAATGGAGAAAGAGCAACAAGAAAAAGAATTACAAAAAATATCATAGATACTCATTCATTCTTTGTCTTACGCCCTCGCTTGTACTTGACGTGTAATGTTAAGGAGAGGGCTTAGGGCAAAGTTAGTGAGATAACGATCATTTAAATAAGCCATGAAAAAAGAAACATTTTTGTTTTACGCGGATTGGTTGAATGTTATTCGGGATTTGCCAAGTGAGGTTCAGTTGGAAGTTTATCAGGCTATTGCGGAATATGCCATATACGGTAACTTGATTGAACTAAAACCACTTGCAAAAGTAGCATTCGGATTCGTAAAACAAACGATTGATAGGGATACACAAAAGTATATATCAATCTCAGAAAAAAGAAGTGAGGCAGGTAAAAAAGGAGGAAGACGATTGAAAGACAATGAGTTAGAGGAAAGCAACGAAAAGCAAAAAAAGCAATTGCTTTCTGAAAAAAGCAAAAAAAGCAATTGCTCCCTTAATGATAATGATAATGTAAATGATAATGATATTTCTTTTTTAGAAAAAAAGAAACAAAAAAGCGACGTCGCGGTTTCTGATTTGGAAAATGAAAATTCAGAATCTCCCATAGAGACCCTTCAAACTCCAAAAGAACAAAGCGGCGGCGGGCGAAAGCGGTTCACCATACCGACTCCTGAAGAAGTGCAGGCTTATTGCGATGAGCGCAAGAATGACATTTCAGGGCAACAATTCTGCGACTTTTATAGTTCCAAAGGCTGGAAGGTTGGAAGTCAGCCGATGAAAGACTGGAAAGCAGCAGTGCGTACATGGGAGATGAGAAGAAAAGACCAATCGCCTTCTATAACACAACCACAACCGCAAATTTCAACGCCAAAACGTATCCGCTTTGATGAGTACGGAAACGAAGTGGTTTATTAAAAAATAGGCTTAAAAATGCAAAACAGAAAAATACCAAACGACCCCGAGTTAGAAGAAGTCGTACTTGGGGGGATGTTAATAACACAGCAAGGAGTGTCAGAGTTTGTTGAGATTGTTAAAGGGACAAATATTTTTTACAATTCAAAAAATGCCCTGATATACGATGCTATCATCTCTCTGTACAAATCCTCTCAAGCGGTAGATTTAATGACTGTCAGGTCGGAGTTACAAAAGACTGGAAAACTAAAAGAAGCGGGAGGAGGTAGTTACCTTGTGGAACTCACAGAGAAGGTATCATCTTCAGCTCACATGCAATATCACGCCATGCTTCTTATGCAATTGTACGTTAAGCGCAAGAGTATTGAGGTGGGAAATACTCTCGCAGACAATGCCTACGATGAAGATACTGACATATTCGAGTTGCTTGACAACTCCTACAAAGAGCTTGATAAGGTTTCTGATTGGCTATCTATCAAACAACCCAAAGAGATAGGAGATTATCTTACTGAGGTTCTTAAACCAAAATCTGAGCGTGCAGGCGTTCCTACTGCTGTGCGAGACATCAACCTCAAACTCAATGGCTACCAACAAAGCGACTTAACGATAATTGCAGGACGTCCCGCTATGGGAAAGACAGCATACGCTCTCAATGATGCGCTACATCAGGCACGTTTAGGCTACCCTGTAGGGATATTCTCCCTTGAAATGAGTGCAAGACAACTAACTGCGAGGTTATTTGCAAACTATGCGGGGATAGATAGCAATAAATTAGCCTTTGGCACACTCTCGCAAAGCGAATATGATGTTGCTGCGGGGCTTAGGAGTTCTTTCTCAAAGCTGCCTTTATACATTGATGATGAGCCTTACTTGTCTTTGTTATCCTTGAAAATCAAAGCAAAAAAATGGGTAAGAGAGAAGAAAGTTAAGATTATCTATATCGATTACCTCCAATTAATCAACAATAATCTGAAAGGTAGAACAAGAGACCAAGAGATTAGCGAAATATCTCGTACTCTTAAGGGGTTGGCTAAGGAGTTAGATATACCCATCATAGCACTATCCCAATTATCCAGAACAGTAGAGACACGAGGAGATAAAAGACCTATGCTATCAGACCTGAGAGAGTCAGGAGCTATTGAACAAGACGCAGACAATGTACTTTTTCTTTATCGACCTGAATACTATGGCATACCTCAATGGGAGGATAACACCCCCACCACTAATGAAGTGGAAGTTATCATTTCTAAATTTAGAAATGGAACAACAGGAGGAATAATAGCAGGTTGTCAGTTACAGTACATGCGCTTTTTTGAAAGAGGAGGAAACGTAAGCATGAATATTCATCAAGAAAATAATTTACCAAAAATTGACCCTAAAAATAGCACACCTTTTTAAAATGAAAAGTACAAAATTTATAACAGAACTCAGAGCCCGCGGGTTACAAATCACCGAAAAGGAAGCCAAATACCTTATGGAGATAGCTGTAGCTGATTATCGTGAAAATCAAGTAAAACCAATCCTTAAGCGGGAAAATATGGCGCATTATATGATTATGGCATTATCCTATTGCAAAGCTACCAGTGAATTACTTCACATGATTGATGAAAGTTATCCAAGGTTTAGACTTAAACAGGTATTTATGGAATGCAAGAAGAAAAACAACGAAGTAGTAGAAGAGTTTGAAAAGGCCAATAAGATAGACCCACAGATACTCAATGCTTTCAGTGCATACGCAAATGATATAACTGAGATAATGTATTTACACATGGACAACATAGATGAAGAGAAAAAAGAACAAAAAGCAAATGAAAAAACAAATTGACACCCCATTAAGAGCCTTTGAGGTAGCCGTAGATAGGCTGCTTATGGAATTTTGTGAAAAGCACGATTTCACTTATGAATTTTCGGTGGGAGAAGATAGTATTGACATATTTAGTATATCTCATTTCTTCTTCAGTCTCTCGGATATATACTTTGACCTCAAGAGTAACCAACCCAAGGGTAAAATCATACAATGGTACGATTATATCCTTGATAATGAAGTAGAGATTAGTTATTATGCCTATTGCAAGGGATTGAGAAAGGAACAACTAAGTAACTAGTAAAACGATTAAAAATTATAAAACAATGAAAACAATCCAAGAACTCGTCCCACTTATCCAAGAGTGGGCAAAAGAAAGGGGTATATTTGACAAAAGCACCCCATTTGACCAACTCCTTAAGACACACGAAGAAGTAGGTGAACTCATCAAAGCGTGTTATGACAATGATAAACCCGCTATCCAAGATGCGATAGGTGATGTAATGGTTACCCTGATTAACTACTGCTATATGGTAGAAGATGATAGTGAGCATGTTATCAATGAAGGCTTGACTATGGAACCTGATAAAATCGCTGCGAAGGTTCGTTTAGCAATACATGTGGGAATGGTACTCTCTGAAATCCTTAGATTTGAGTACAAACGAAAAAGACCTCCTTTATATTGTTTCCCATGTTTTATTAGAGGTCTTAATAGTATTGCCCTATTAGAGAATACCACTCTTGAAGAGTGCCTAAACATTGCTTACAACAAAATCAAAAACAGAACTGGAAAAATGATTAACGGTAAATTTGTGAAAGATGAAAGATAAAAAAGTAACAATTGACGAATTAGGTATAACAGTAACGTACCAAGTTAGATTTAGCGGTGAAGTTTCTGAAAAAGTAGCAAAACAATTACAGACGATGTACGATAAAGATATGGAGTACAGTCAGGACGATGACCCTGTGGACGGTCACCCATACGAAGAAGCTATAGAACTCATTGCTGATGTGGGTTATAGTGGAGATCCTTCTCATTATATCTTTATGATTGACAGTTTAGAATTTTCAGAAGAATAACCTTAAAAACAAAACAACTACCCCTCTTGGCTTGTCCCTTTGGAGATAGCCAAAGAACTCAAGGAAATAGGGCTTGATGAACCTACATTATTTCATTATTACGAAAATGATTTTGATGTTACGATAGAGACAAATAGTTACTATGATGAAGGAGAAGCTCAAGGATATTTACATTTTTATATATCTGCATTTAAAGAAGAAAACTTTAATAGAGATAAGAAATGTATTTCTCTCCCCACTTGGGAACAAGTATTTAAGTGGTTCAGGGAGAAAGGTTTTATCACAAATATATACTATAAGGAAGATTTAATATCTGAAGAGACTATGTTTATAGGTGAAATCTGTAACACTAAAGCTGATATCATTAGCATCATTCATGAATGTTCTGCTTATGAAGAAGCTCGTGAAGCCCTCGTAAAAGCACTCATACAAACCTATAAAAATGAACAACTATGAATAAGAACTTAATTGTACTATCAGGAAAGAAACGAGTAGGCAAGGACACCGTGGCTAATCTATTCAATGACTACACTAAGCACAAATACGAACTAAGAGCCTTTGCCGAGCCAGTCAAAGAGATAGTATCCCAAGTAACAGGACAGACACCCTACATGTTAGACCTTTTCAAAGAAAGTCGATTAGTAGATGTCAATGGTATATCGAGCAACCTAACCATAAGGGAGCTATACCGAAAGACAGCCGACTTTTACAAGGAACTTCTCGGAGACGATATATTCGCTAAGCTGATGCTAAGGCGATTGGCTCACGAAAATTACGAATTTCCAAGGGTTATTATCACTGACATGCGATTCAAAGTGGAGTATGAACATATGAAACTGCTTGACCCTGCCTTTATCCGTGTGAAATGCAGAATGGGCAATATGGATACACACCTCTCCGAAATAGACCTTGATGATGTGCCTGATAGTGATTTTCACTTTATCATAGATAACACATGCACACGCACTCAACTCAAGGAGCAAATACAAGCAATAGTTAAAAAGTTGAGAATATGAAAATATATCTATCAGGAAAAATCAGCGGGACAGACCTTACCCATACTCGTAAGCGGTTCAGTGATCTAGCCGACAAGCTCCAATCATTAGGACATGAGGTTACCAATCCTCTTTGTAACGGACTATCCGAACACGACCCATGGGAGGATCATATGGCAAAGGATATAATAGACCTACTCCAGTGTGAAGGAATATATATGCTACAAGGTTGGGAGGATAGTCAAGGGGCAAGAATTGAGCATGCTGTTGCCAAAGAAATAGGGCTAAAAGTGATGTATGAATAAATCATTAGCGACCATCGCATTCCTTATAATCACTGGTCGCTAATCCTTAAATTAACAAAATATATTTGCTTTTGCATGTACATTTTACACCTGCTTTTGTATTGTCAAAAAATTAAAATCGTGCGGCAAATGTCACACGTTTTCAGTGAATTATATAAAAAATTTATTCGGATAATTCAAATATATTTTGTACCTTTGCGCTTTAATTAATATTAACAAACTAAATATACTACTAAATGAATGATAAGTTACAAATATTTGAAAGTCCCCAGTTTGGGCAAATTCGCGTTATACTAAACGAGGACAAACCTTTATTTGTTGCAAAAGATGTCGCTATAGCATTAGGATACACCAACCCTGCAGAAGCGATTGCAATGCACTGTAAATCAAGCGACATAGAAAAATGCTATGTCCCCCATGAAAACGGAATAGGAGGTACCAATCTACAGGTAATTAGTGAAGGGAATGTATATAGGCTCGTGATGCGTTCAAAGCTTCCTAATGCTATAGACTATCAAGATTGGGTATGTGATGATGTGCTCCCCACTATTCGCAAAACAGGAGAGTATTCCGTTCAAAAGAGAATTCCTAATAGTTTTTCAGCGGCTCTCAAGCTTGCTTATGAGCAACAATTGAAGTTAGAACAGCAAGAACTCCTATTAGCAGAAGCAAAGCCAAAAGTAGAGTATTACGATAAAATTCTTTCCTCAAAAGACAGCTTAACCGTAACACAAATAGCCAAAGATTATGGATTAAGCGCTCAACGGCTAAACATTATCCTTAATGAAGAAAAGGTACAATATAAGCAATCAGGACAGTGGTTGCCTTATAAGGAATATGCTCAAGAGGGATACACCAAAAGTGAAACCATAAACTTCACTCATAAAGACGGTACAGAGGGAACAAAACTCAATACCAAATGGACACAAAAAGGACGTTTGTTCATTCATGAACTGCTAAAAAAGAAGAATATCAAACCCGTAATGGATAGATAAAACCCAACAATATATAAATCACCTAACCATGTACCAAGAAAGCCAACTACAACAAATGTGCGTGCGATATTTCAGATACGTATATCCGCAGTATGTCATATATGCCACCCCTAACGGAGGTTCTCGCAATCCCATAGAAGCAAAAAGACTCAAGGCAGAGGGAGTACTCGCAGGGGTTGCAGACCTAACCATATTACTCCCCCAAGGGAGGATCATTTATATAGAGATGAAAGTAAAAGGCAATCGGCAAACTGACAACCAAAAAGACTTTCAACAAAAAGCCGAAGCGCTCGGATATAAATACTATGTATGTTACAGCTTTGACGAGTTCAAAGCAATCATAGAAAAGGAACTAACCACCACTAACAACTAACAACTGATATACCATGCTTGAAAAGATAAAAACAGCCATAGAAGAATGTACCCTTGAGTCAATAAGCAATAGCACTGCTTATATGAAGATGTTTTGCGGATTAGCAAGCAAACATTCTATTGTATCAAATAAGGAAGTAGCTACTTTTTTAGGTATATCCCCCTCAAGCGTGAGCTACTATCGCAAGGAGCATAACAATATGCTTGCCGTTACAGAATATCAACAACTCTTCCGAAAGATAGAGAAGAAAATACTATAATCACTCCGTACAAATTACCTATTCGTTTCAACTTTGATGTGTTATTCATTGGCACCACTCCTTATTTAGGGGTGGTGTTTTTTATTCCTCTTTCTTGTCTTGCTCGTACAGGTAATCAGAACAAAAAATATTCAAAGAAAAAACAAATTTTATACAAACGAACATAGCAACCCATTGCAAGCCATGTCGTACCTTTGCCTTGATAATTAAGGCAAAATGGCATGGAAAGCAGAATAGGTAACCTCATTGATATTGATTGGAGAAATAACCTACACGACCTCCAACCTGAAAATATAAAAACTCCCACCAACTTAAATTTTCTCAAGGAAAGCCTTGTAAAACATGGCTTTGCCTTGCCTTTTGCTGTATGGAACGATCAAGGAAAATATTATTGTATTGACGGACATACCCGCAAACAAGTACTATCCGAACTTGTCAGCGAGGGGGTAAGTGTCCCTACTCATCTAAAAGCCTTTGAGATATTAGCCAAAGACCGCAAAGAAGCTGTAGAAATACTCCTTGAAGTCTATAACCAAAAACACAATCCTTTTGTCAAAGATACTCTTACAGAGTGGGTAAAGGTAGAAGAGGTACAGGTCAATATTGAAAGTCTTCATGTAGAGACCCTATCAGAGCAAGACCCTAACGATATAAATATCAAACAAGAAAAGAAAGTTTGGGTACCTGATTGCCTTTTTCCCTCTAACAATCCCTATGATATTCCTACTTTGTTACCACATACACAGCCTATTTATGTAGATGTCCCTTTGCGCCCTTATGGAGCCGAAAAAAGGAGTAAGCAAGGCGTAGGTACTTATCATTTTTACGTTGATGATTACCGCTTTGAGGCTATTTGGGACAATCCCTCAGCTATCATAGAATCAGGGTGTAAGAATATCGTTGAGCCAAATTGTAGTTTATACGAAACCACCCCTATCAGTTATGGGATATTCCAAATCTACAAAAAGCGTTGGATTGCTCGTTTCTTACAGGATTACAATATAAATATATTCGTTGATTTGAACGTAACAGAAAAGTTTGCCTCTTATAACAGAATGGGCATTCCTGAAGGTTACAACGCTTTTTTTACTCGTGGTTACGAATCACGCCTTAATAACTTAGAAAAGGAACTTGTCATCGCTCAGGAAATATCAGGACTTGACAATCCGAATCTTGTTGTATATGGAGGAGGTAAAAAAGCTAAAGAGTTTTGTTACAAGAAGAACCTTACTTGTATCAGTGAAACCACCTTAGATATATGATCCTATGGGCAAATCATCAGGTGGAATTAGGAATACTAACAAGCCTAAATCAAAAATCAGCAAAGAGAGCAAGGAGGAGGCAAGAGAACGAGAATTACAAAAGCTCAACGCACCTTATAGGGAGATATACAAGGCAAAGAACGGAGCCTCCATATCGGTAAGCCCTTATGTAGATAGAAAGGACTTACAAGAGAATATCACAACCGCCAAGGTAATAGCCGACGAATTAGGAATAAGTGTAAAGATACGTCCTCACTTGATTTTAGAAGGTTACAAAAATCCAGAATATGAGATAAAGGGGCTTAAAGCAGATAGAAAAGACACCAGTTCCTATAACGGAATAAAGAAAAACTTAGAATATGCAAAAGCACAAGGGATAGAAGCTATTGTTTATGATATTACAAAGTTTAAGGAATGGACGCCTAATGATATTGCAAGAAATTTAAAAGGTAAGATCTTAAACTATAAAGGAGCTGATTTTTTAAAAGAAGTGTTTTTTGTCAATAGCTCAAAAGCTGTTTCGTTTGCTAAACAAGATATATTAGATAACTATAGTTTGGTAGTCAATAAAATTGAAAAATTGCAATAAAAAAGCTCTAATAAGAAGGTTTAATCATCTCATTAGAGCTTTAGTGGTAGCGGCAGGAGCGCCCTCCCCCCGCGGCTTGTAAAGGATAGCCTATTACGGCACAAAGATACAAAATATTTTTCTAACCACAAATATTTTTTAAATAAAATGGGAAAATCATCAGGAGGCATAAGAAATGATAGCCGTAACGACATCATAATGCAAAAAGGAGGAGGTACGCCCTCCAGTGTTAAGAATATAGGTAGCATCAAAGATATTACCGACAAAAAAGCCAATCGTGAGGTAAAACGTGCTATATCAAAGTATCACTCACGAATAGGGCTTAATACTCGTGAAGTAAAACTGGCAGACCTAAAAAATGCTTATGGGATCGCTGTTATATCGAATAATTCAGGTACGGTATACCTTAATCGTAAATCATTCAACAACAGCAAAGCGATGGTAAAATCCAAGAAGGAAGAATATAGAAGAGGAGAAAAGGTCCATACCAATAAAGCTATTCAGCATACCACCATACACGAATTGGCTCATACCACTTGGACAAATCGACATACAGGAGACAAACACAAAAAAGCGGGTAAAGAGATAAAAGCCCTCTATAAACAATACACCAAAACAAAATCTAATGTATTAGGAGGGTATGCTCGCCAAAATATCAATGAGTTTTATGCTGAGGGAATGAGCAAAGCAATATTAGGTAAAAAAGACCCTTACTCTAAAAAACTGTTGGAAATTACCAAAAAGTATAAGTTATAATACACTCGCTATATATGTAGCCCTTTAAATAGAACAAACAATGATTTTAAAAAAAGACATCTTAAACAGAGCCTATCAAAGACATACCCAGATGGGAGGAAAAGCAAAATCTGTAGAAGCATTTGCGAAATTAGTAGTAGCAGGACTTAACATCATTCAGGCAGAGGAGGAAGAAAACGAACAAGGGCTTTTTATCTCTCACATCTATTCTGAAAAAGAACAAGAACAACTATCAGCAGGTATTGACTATAAAAACGAATTAGAAGAAGAAACAGACGAATAATGACAAACACTCCGAAAAATAGACAAACATGGATACTTGACTCTCTGAAAAGCGAGCCGAGTTTGTCATATTCGGAAGTGTGGGGTAAATATGAGGTAAAGTGGGGTAAGGGTAAAACTACCTTTGATAAAGATTGGAAACAAGCTCAAAGACAGCACCAAGAGTATCAAAAACAAGCCCAGCAGGTTAAGTTAAAGCAATCCCTCGCTACTGAAAAAGAAGCAGTAAAAAGGGGGCTTAAAACCAAAATAGACCGTATTACTATTTTGCAAAATCAGATTGACAACCTTTTAGATCGATTGGAAAAAGGTACTCACCCACAAGAGATACGATCCCATGAAGGACAAATACAAAGATACGAACGAACTCTCACGCCCTCAGAGATAACAGCCTATAACCGTACCATTCGTGAGTTGCAGTCTGAAATATCTAAAATGGAAGGGGATTATATCAATGTAAATCAAGTAGAATTATCAGGCAGCATAGACATAGCCCAATGGCTCAAGAACAACAAGAACAATGATTAAGACCCAACCTGTATATGATCCTTTGTACTTGAACAAAGATAAGTTTATCATCATACTCTCCGGAGGAAGGGGGTCAGGTAAGTCGTACAACGCCTCTACCTTCTTGGAACGCTTATCTTTTGAAGCAGGGCATAAGATACTATTTAGCCGTTATACCATGGTATCTGCTCATAGCTCTATTATCCCAGAGTTTGAGGAAAAGATAGAAGCAGAAGGGACACAATCCTATTTCAGTATCACCAAAACAGCTATCAAAAACACCTTTTCAGGCTCTGAAATTCTCTTTAAAGGGATTAAGACCTCATCAGGAAACCAAACGGCTAACCTTAAATCCTTACATGGTATTACTACTTTCGTAGGTGATGAAATGGAAGAATGGCTATCAGAAGAGGATTACGAAAAACTAATCCTTTCTATTCGTCAAAAGGGGGTGCAATTGCGGGTTATCCTTATTCTGAACCCCTCCAATGCTGAGCACTTCATTTATAAAAAGTACATTGAAAAAACACACAAGGTGGTAACGATTGACGGAGTAGAAGTGCAAATATCTACCCACCCAGACGTATTGCATATTCATACTACCTACTTTGATAATATAGAAAACCTTAATGAGCAGTTTTTTAAGCAGATTGAGGAGATAAAAGCCCAAAGCCTCGCACAAGCTACTGATGAACAAGGCAATTTTTCTCAATCTTTGTTCAACAAAACCAAATATGCTCAAAAAATCATAGGACGATGGGCTGATGTATCAGAAGGGGTAATATTTACAGATTGGGAGATTGGCTATTTTGATACATCGCTACCTTATGGGTACGGACAAGATTACGGCTTTTCTATTGACCCTGATACACTCATCAAAGTAGCGGTGGATAATCGTGGCAAAATCATTTACATTGATGAAAAGTACTATAACAACAAGCAATTATCCTCTGACGGACTTTATCAGCTCAATAGCACTTTGATAGATCACCCTGACGACCTTATCGTCGCTGATAGTGCCGAGCCTCGTCTGATTGCAGACCTAAGAGATAAGGGGCTAAATATTGAACCTTGCGAAAAAGGAGCAGGCAGCGTATCAGCAGGTATAACCACCATGCTCAATTATAAGTTAGTGGTAACCCCTGAGAGTTTCAACGTGATGAAAGAGCTAAAAAATTACGCTTGGAATGACAAGAAAGCAGGTATCCCCATAGATAACCACAACCACGCTATAGATGCTATCCGTTATATCACAATGAAGCTACTAAGTGGAACAAATAACAACCTATATCAACTCGCCTCAATGATTTAATAAGCACATAATACAACCAATATACTATGACCCAAGAAGAATTTAAACAAGATGTGTCTCTGATTGACACCACTACCTTTCAAAGGCAGTATGATGTCAAAAAGCACGAGATATTCACCAATAAGCATAAGTTCCCAGACCCTGAAATCGTAATACCTCTTACGGACGAGGTAGGTAATCCCTTATTAGATAGTCAGAACAAACCACGTTTTGAAAAGCGTACTCGTTCCCTCAATCGTATAGGACTACCTTATCAAAAGCGTATCGTTGAAATCGCTACCATGTTTCAAACAGCTATCCCTTACAAATATACCGCAGAGGATAGTCCGCTCTTTGCTGCCTTTCAAGAGGTTATCAAAGCTAACAAAATGAACTTCTCTGATAGTGCTATTTGTACCGAGGTAAAACGATATACCCTTGTAGCCGAGCTTTGGTATTTAGAGGAGCAGCCTAACGAACAATATGGCGTACCTACTCAATACCTATTGCGACACAAGGTGCTATCTCCGCTCAAGTACAAGCTATATCCACGCTTTGATGACAATGATAACCTTATCTCTTTTGCTATTGAAAGCACTACCAAGGATAATAAAAAGACTATACTTCAAGGCTTCACCGCTGATGAGATATACACTTTTACCACAGAGAACGGCACCACTACCACAGAGGTAAAACCTAATATAATTGGCAAAATTCCAGTAGTACTATATCGTCAAGAGGAAACAGAATGGAATGCTGTACAGCATCTCATAGAGATAGCAGAGGTACAACGTACCTATTTTTCTGAAAGTAATAAGAAGTTCGGGGAGCCTATCCTAATGATCGCAGGAAAGGTAGAGGGTAAAATGGCTATCAATAATACAGGGGGCAAGGTCTATGAGGTCAAAGACGGAGGTAATGTGCAATTCGTGGTACCACCTAATGCTAATGAAAATTTTGACCGTGAAATGAGTATGAATAGGCGTGATATACACGAGTTCACCCACACCCCTGACCTTTCCGATGAGTTCTACGCAGGTAAAGGGAATATGCTCTCAGGAGTAGGGCGCAAACTCACATGGCTACCTGCTCACCTCAAGGTAAAAGATAACGAGGCTATATTTATCCCTGCTCTACAAAGGCGTATCAATATCATTTTGGCTTTCCTTTCCAAGATGTATATCCCCTTTGAGAAAGAACTCAAAACCATAGACATCACCCCTATTATCACCCCGTTTGATATTGACGATGATACCGAGATGATACGTACCCTTATGGAAGCCAACGGAGGAAAACCGCTACTCTCTCAACGAGAAGCCATGCAACGCTTTGGTATTACAGACCCTGAAGCCCAATTACAGCAAATCAAAGACGAGGAAAACAGCAGCCTCAATGAAGCAAGTATCTAATGAACTACGACGAGCAACATAGAAAGCACCTAATAGACTACCTACAACAGATAGAACGATTATTCTATCAGTGGGTAGGTTTTTCAGTGTCATTGGCTCTCAAAACAGATTTTCAAGAGCTTGTAACAAGCGCCCTATTTGCCTTTGCGTCTACTAAGAAAGGGAAAGTCTTTGACAAGGAGTTAGCTAAATTCAGCAACCAATTAGACCAAATCATAAAGCAAGGCATTACCCGAGAATGGGCGTTTGCCAACCTCAAGCAGGATAAGCTACTAAGGGAAGGACTAACCAAGTATCAGAACTTAGAAGCCCTTGAGACCTTTAAGAAACGTAAGATAAAGGATTTTACGGTCTCCAATCGTGTATGGGACATCGCTAAAAAAGCACAAAGCGAAATAGAGCTTGCCTTATCTGTTTCCTTGGAGGAAGGTAAAAGCGCTGTCCAGCTAAGCCGTGAGGTACGCAACCTTTTGAACAACCCTACTGCGCTATTTCGTAGAGTAAGGGACAAATATGGCAACCTTGTACTAAGCAAGAACGCCCAAAACTATCACCCTGGGCAAGGAGTATATAGAAGTGCCTATAAAAACGCTTTGCGCCTTGCCAGCAATGAAATCAATGTAGCCTATAAGTCCGCTGATTGGTTACGTATCCAACAAAACCCTGATATTGTAGGCTTTGAAGTACGCCTATCCCCACAGCACAAAGTATATGACATGTGCGATGAACTGAAAGGTAAATATCCTAAATCTTTTCGTTTCCACGGCTGGCATGTAGGCTGTAAGTGTCATATTGTTACTATTCTTAAGACAGACGAAGAACTTATCAAAGAACTCAAAGCCGATGAAACCCTGCCTCCTGAAAGCTCAACTAATTACGTAGAGGATGTGCCAAGTAATTATAAGCAATGGGTAACGGACAACAAAGATAGGTTCAAGAATTGGAAAACAAAGCCTTATTTTATCGAGGAAAATAAAAAAGCAATAAAGAAATGAAAATTAACACTATTGACATACAAACTACTTATCATACCTACCTTTTAGAAAGCAACTACAAGGATTTGCTTTGTTTTCCTCCTCTCAAGAAACTACCCTCTAATGACTGGGCAGAGTATTACGGCAAAGAGTACGACACAGACGATCCTCAACTGGACACCCTCTCTATATCCTTGTCTTTTGTTACCAAAAGCAACCAATATGACGCCTTTATAACCTTTTTATCTGCTCAAACCTATAATAATTTTTATTTTGATGAATTGGGTAAGTCTTTCCGATTACGATTCGTTGGGGTAAGAAAAGCAAAAAAAGAACAAGGCTACATCACCTATGAGGCTACTTTTGCCAATGATACCCCCTTACAAGGTTATACCTATATTGTCCCTAATGACACTTTACCTCCTTCAGGTTTTGCTATTGATACCATAGACCTATCCAAGTATGGTATTTACCTATTAGAAGAGAATGAAAGTAACTTGCTAAAGAGCTACGAGGTAAAAGAGCACCTAACCACTAACAGCAGCATCATTGCAGGGGTACAATATGCTGAATATCCCAACGTATTTAAGGAGCGTACCATTGAGATTCTCTGCTATATCAAACAGCCGATTAATCGCTTTTGGAAATTGTATGAAGCGCTTCTATATAACCTTTCTCAGAGAGGAGAACGTACCATTAATGCTTTTGGTAGTACCTTTAAAGCTATCTATCAGAAAGCAAATATAAAAGAAGTGATACTCACAAAAGATACTTTGAGGGTAGAATTTACCATTTCCTTAGTGGTAGTATAAAAAAAAGACAAAAAAAGAACAAAAAATATACAAACTCATATAATAAGCACATCTTGAGTATGGTGTATCTTTGTGCTTGGAAATTAACCACTAACCGCTAATAACTATGCAACTACACTTTAACAGCACATATATAGATGTCCTCCCTACCGATGAGAGCTACCGATACCGCTCCATTATGGGAGAGCATACCCTAAACCTATACTTTTCCTTATCTACTTACACAGATATACCTACAGGAGCATGGTGTGAGTTCCAAGGGGAACGCTATACCCTCAATCAGCCTGCTAAAGTGGTGAAGCATAACAGCAGACACTTTGAATATACCATTACCATGGAAAGCGAAGGGGCAAACCTGAAGAATTACAAGTTTCGTAACCCCAACGATAAGACCCTCAAGTTTCCTTTTACAGCATCTCCTCGCTACCATATACAAATATTGGTAGATTGCCTTAATATGATAGACAGCGGCTGGCAGGTAGGCACCACGATTGAGGCTAATGAGAAACTTATCAGCTATAACCATAATAACTGCTTGGAAGCCTTGGACATGATCGCCAAAGCCTTTGAGACAGAATACGAGATTATAGGTAAAACGATACACCTCCACAAGGTAGAATATTTCAAGAATAATCCATTACCACTCCAATACGGCAAAGGCAAGGGTTTTAAGACAGGTGTAAGCCGTACTACCGAGCAAAGTCGTATTACACGCCTCTATGTACAAGGAGGGGAACGAAATATTGACCGCTCAAAGTATGGCAACAAGGAATTATTACTACCCAAATCACAAGAATATGTATATGAAGGGGTAACCTTTGTTTCAGACGACAAAGGGCTATCAATAGCTATCAAGAACGCTCAAAACAACGGCTTTATCAATGAACAAAGCCTTGATTTGTCTCATATATACCCAAGTCGTAAAGGTACAGCGTCAGCTGTTTTTGAGGTTGATAAAGCCAAACATTTCTATGACTTTGCCGACACCTCCATACCTCAAGCATTGAACTTTGCAGACCTCCAAATCAAGGGGGAAAAGATGGTGATATACTTTGAAAGCGGTATGTTATCAGGGCGTGAGTTTGAGATTAGCCGTTATGAGCATAGCAGCGGCTACAATCACAGCGCACGCCGCTTTGAGATAGTCCCCAAGGAAGAAGATGGAACCACTATGCCGAATGACATATTTAAACCTGCTGTGGGTGATCGTTATTCTGTATATAACATGCACCTACCTGCTGCCTATATTTGCGACAATGACACCAAAACGGGCGCCAGTTGGGAGATGATGAAGGAAGCATGTAAGTATCTGTATGAAAATAGAGCTGACCTATTTACCTTTACTGGTGATTTGGACGGAATATGGGCAAAAAAGAACTGGGCAAATGTAGGCGGACGGCTTAAGATGGGGGCTTATATCCACTTTTCAGATAATGAGTTTCAACGTACCCCTGTAGCTATTCGTATCGTAGGGCTAAAAGAGTATGTAAATAACCCTTATAGTCCTCAAATAGAGCTATCTAACAAGGTACAAGGGCATTCTTTTTCCTCTGAAATACGCAAACTCCAAAATCAAGAGGTATATTTTGGAGAGATGAATAAAAAAGCTATATCCGAGACTAAAAGAAGTTGGCGTAATGCCTTAGAGACGATCAAGCAGGTAGAAGAAGCCTTTCCTGAATATACCAAGAGTATTATTCCCGCCACCGTACAAACAATGATGGCTTTGGTGGGTAATAAGGCAGGACAATTTGCCTTTGTTGCCAATAAGACCAACCCTATCACCGTACCCCATACCTTGTACTTTGATAGGAACAACAAGCAAATCAATGCTGGCAGTGGGTGGATAAAACATTACACACTTGGTACAACTGACATTAAACCAAACCACTCCGCAGCTGATTATAAGTATTGGTATGTTTCTTCCTTTGTATCAGGAAGATTAGACGATAAGGCTAAAACCTATTACCTATATATCAAAGCGAGCAAAACAGCTGAGACCGCTCAGTTTGTTTTATCAGAGAACAAGATAGGCATGGAGCAAGAAGCAGGATTTTACCACTTTCTATATGCCACAGTCAATTCTGAGTACGACGGAGAGCGAGGAATAGCCCAATTCAATGGTTTTACCGAGATTACAGGCGGGCAATTAGTAACCAATAAAATCAGCTCAGGAAATGGAGAGCAGTATATCCTACTCTTAGATAATGAAATCATCATAAAAGCCAATTTACGTATCACTGACGGAAACAAGACAGAAATAAAGCAGCTTGTTAATCCTGATTTGCTTTCATTGGAGAGTAGGTTAAAGCAGTATGGTAATCAGCAGGTACAGAGTGAAAAACAAGCTCGTGAACAATCTATATCTATTGCAAAAACAGCTACAGAAAACTATGCACGAACACAATCAGAACTAACCAAAGCCCAAGCCATAGCAGAAGCAAATCGACAAGCAGGAATAGCCCTAACAGCCGAGCAACAAGCGCGTATCTTACAACTCCAGCAGAACCTACAACAAGCTAAAACGTTTGCCGAGCAAAAGGTAAATGAGTTAGATATAGGAGGCAGAAACTTACTTCGTGATAGTGGTAGAAAAATAACTAACAAAGAGTATCTTATTGCTTCTTATCCTATAACTATTAATTTAAAAGAAGAAGAAGTTGTTACTTTAACACTGAAAGGAAGATTAGGAGTTGGTAAAAATTATTTTCAATTATATAATAGTGGTGGAAATGTAGCAATAGCCAGTTTAGAAAATAAAGGGGATGGTATATATCAAAAAACATTCAAATGGAAAGTAGGTTCATCAAGGAATAATACTTTATTTATTTTTACTATTTTTAATAATGTTATAGTCGATAGCACTATAGAATGGATTAAACTCGAACGAGGCAACAAACCCACTGACTGGTCTCCCGCTCCTGAGGATATTGAGAATAAAGTAGCCGACATTCAAACAGACTTACAGGTTGCTATCAATAATGCAAGAGCGCTTATAGCCGTTGAAACACAAAATAGACAAAGAACAGATACCAATGTTTCAAAGTTAGTCAACAAAACAAACTTTCTAAGCGATACTTACACAGCAGGGAATGCTATAGCAACTGGTACTATAATACTTGGGAATAGTTTAGGAGTTCAAGCAGGTATTACGGGTGTAGGAGCTGCTAATAATGATATACGATTTTGGGCAGGTAGTAATTATACAGGTAGAAACAAAGCCCCTTTTATGGTGAAGCAAGATGGCACGCTGTATGCTACAAAGGCTAATATATCAGGAGAAATTAACGCTACAAGTGGAAGTTTTACGGGTCAAATCAATGCTACAAGTGGAAAGATAGGAGGATTTACTATTAACTCGGATTATATAGGTAAAAAATATGGGTTTTATGATACACACGATGATCAAGGTTGTTATATAGACATTGGAGGAATGTGTGTTTGGAAAAGACAATATAGTCAAGAGTATAAGATGAAAGTACTTGAATTTACAACATATGGATATTATTTCATAGGATTTTGGGTATATCCAGCTGGAAAAAATACCCCTATAAAGCATAGAATTATCTATAGGGATAGTAATAAAGACCAAGAATATATATACCCAAGTCATTAAACTAACTAAAAATTAACAACTCAAAAACTTTATAAAATGCAAATCATTCAACAAAAAACAAGTATCTCAGCGCAAGAAGAAGCGCATGGAGTAAACATTATTTACTCTTACGAATTTGAGAAAGACCAAAAACCATACTTTGTGACTTTCTCGGCTTCTCGTAAGGACAAAGAGGGTAATTACATTGTGCCAATCCAAGGGACTGTAACTGAGCACGATTTCAATATGCAATACACCAATTTCCAACCATCGGATATTGAATTGATTAAGCATATACACGAGACTTGCTTGGCTCTTATCAAAGGAGAAAGCAACGAAAAACCAAAAGCCAATGATAAGGGTAAATAGGTATCTCGTGCCAAAAGGATATAGGGCAATTACCCTATGTCCTTTCATCTTCGTTCGCAATGCAAGTGATAAGTGCGATAAAGAGCTTATCAATCACGAACGTATCCACTTGCAACAGCAAAAGGAACTACTGGTACTCTTTTTCTATATTTGGTATTTCCTTGATTTTCTTTTCAAGTATTTACGCTATCGCAATTGGGATAAGGCTTACCGCAATATCATCTTTGAAAGGGAAGCCTACAACAACCAAAGCAACCTCGACTACCTCAAGGTAAGGGGTATATGGTGGTTTTGGGGACAATGATTAAATAATTAATTCTAAATCTATGAATAAACTTTTACAATGGTTTTTAAAAGCTAAAATGAAGGTGGCTATATGGGCAACTCCTGTGGTACTACTATTCTACTTTGACGATAAGATACACCTTAGAGATAGAGTATATTACTTCTTTATTGCCTTTTTCAAGAGTATTCCTTTGTTAATGCTGTACTCGTATTTCTCTATGTGGAAAGACAAAAATGAGTTCTTTTATGCAGGTATATGTACAGCACTATTACTCAATGCTTTGGTAGGAGGAGTGTATCATTTTAAAGCGGGAACTTTTGACATCAAGGACGCTCTTGTCAAAAACGCAACAATGGTCTTTATCATATCTGTTGTTTATATTTCCTTATCCTTGCTTAGCATTCCTCTTGATGAATCTGAAATGGGTAAAATATTTAAAAGTGTAGTACAACTCACCACATTACTATATCCAGTGAGTAAAATCCTAAAGAACGCATTTATTCTTACAAATGGAAAGTTTCCTCCTCAATTCGTTATGAAAGCCTTATATAACTATGAAAGGGAGGGCAAATTGAAAGATTTCTTTGATGAAATAAACGGAACAAAAACAAACGAACCTAAAACAGAAGACAATGAACCAAACACAGCTTAATTTTATCCAAACCTACAAGCCAGTAGCTCTTGAAAGCGAGCGTAAGACAGGTATATCAGCACTCTTTATCCTTGCTCAGGCAGGTTTGGAGAGTGCATGGGGAAAAAGTCCTATAGGGAATAATTTCTTTGGTATAAAAGTGCCTAAGAGCCTTGTTGGTAGCACTCCCAATGAGAAAAAGCAACTCCTAAGAACAACAGAGGTACTTACTACTCCCAACGAAAAGAGTAAATTCCCTGAAGTGATTAGTATCACCAAGCGTACAGACGGAAAATACTTGTATATCGTACGAGATTGGTTTATGAAATACGATACCCCTGAGGAGTGTTTCACTGACCATGCTAATTTCTTTTTTAGGAACAAGCGATACGACAAGGCATTGGAGGTCAAAGCCGACCCTTACAAGTTTGCCGAGGAAGTAGCAAAGGCAGGCTATGCCACTGCTCCAAACTATGCAAATAGCCTAAAAGAACTCATTAAAGAAATTGAAAAAGTAAAATAAATCATTATGACAGAAGTAAATGAACTAAAAAAAGAGTATGAAAGCCTACTCGTTAAAGTAGAACAATTGCCACGTACAAGAGAACTATCCCTTGTTATTACTAAGTTAGAAGAGGGTCTTATGTGGCTTGAAAAATCAATCAAAAAAAGTCAAAGCAATGTATGAAAAAGATTTTGTATTTACTATTAACCCTTTTGCTCCTTGGTTGCAAAGCGAAAACAAGCCGAACCGAGCACAGAGAAGAGCAAAAGAGCGAAAAGAAGGAGGTAAAAGACAGCTCCATTCACGTAGAAAAAGCCCAAAAGGTAAGCGCTTTTGACCTTCATCAGTCCCAAACCTATGAAATCACCCTTGAGAGTGATAAGGACAGCGTAGGTAACGCCAAGGAAGTAGTGTATTATCGTATCAGGGACGGCGATAAGGAGACCATAAGAGTACAGGGCGGAAAGGTAACCCTTAAAACCATAGACAACCTTTCTAAGAGTTTGCAACAAGCTGATACTACTCTTTATATAGATAATAAGATAAACCAAAAATCCGAGATACAAAGCCAATATACACAAGCCACTAAGCAGGTGCAGAAAGAAGTTAGAACAATTCCCTTTGCCCTTATTATTGGTGCTTTGCTGATAGGAGTAATTGCATTGCTCTTGTGGAGATTGAAGCTGTTTCGGTAAATAATTAAGCCCTCGTAGTGAGGGCTTTTTTTATTGCATGGCATTTTTATCCCTAAACAAACAGAAAAACAAAAAAAATACAAAGAAAAAACAAAAAACAAACAAACTCATATACATCTTATTCTCAAGCCCTTGCGTACCTTTGCGGTAAAATAAATATTGTACATCTTATGGAAAAAATCCTACAAGCTCTCAAAACCAAGTATGCGCACTTGGGGTTGAAAGAATCCGTCCTAAAAGTTATCGCTACTCGTTTAGCTCCAACGGTTAAGGACGACACGGAAATCGAAAACGCTGTAAAAAGTGTAGAAGAAGAGGTTAAACTCTTGCAATCTGTTGCTGATGAAGGGCGCACAAGCCTTACAAAAGCTGAGGAAGCTCGTAAGAAATTAGAGAAAGAACTCGAACAAGAGAGGGCTAAATCTAATCCAAATCCTCAAAACCCGCCTACACCCTCCACAGAACCTAAACCTGACGAAATGCCAGCGTGGGCAAAGGGTCTTTTGGAAGCTCTTACCAATCAAGGTAAGGCTATTCAAGCATTTCAAGCAGAAAAGCAACAACAAACTGCTAAGGAGCGTTTCCTAAACCAACTCAAAGCGCAGGGGGTATCGGAACCATTCTACAAACATCACTTAGGGCGTACTTTCAAAGACGATACCGAAATGGATGCCTTTGTCAGCGAACTAAAAGCCGATGAACAAGCGTTTTTGCAGACCCAAGCCAATACAGGGCTTTCTTCTCATTCAAGTAATGTGTTAGGGGGTGGTACCGATGCTAACGGTGTATCAGCGGATGTACAAGCGTATATTAATGAAACTTTCAAAAAACAGTAAACACTTATGAAACAAGTCCAAATTTCAGACAAAGCGGGACGCCAAATAGTCGTATTTGACCAAGAGGACGCTACCTACCCTGGGGGAGTACAAATTGACCCTACTACCGCCAAAGCTCGCTTCACTGACGGCGTAGTACCCGCAGGCACGCTCTTAGTGCCTCACACCGATGGTACGTTTAAGGTGGTGAATGAAACACTTTCACAAACCAATACAGCAGGAGCATTGGGGCTAACCGCTCACGATGTAGTCATTGACGATATGCCACTTGTAGCAGTCATAATGGCAGGAACAGCACGCAAAGACGCGCTACCAGACAAAGAAAAAGCAGGCGTGGCATTCCTACGCACCGCTTTGCCTCGTATCTCATTCATTTAATAATCTTAAAAACTAAAACAGATGAATATCAACGCAAACAACATTATTCCTGAGTTTTCTCAGCCTAATATGAATGCTATTATTCAAGCCTACCCATTAGGAGATTTGCGATACCGCGAATATTTTCCTTTGGCGTTCAACCCTTATCTTACTTACTCTAATATTGAGGGAACTGATGGGGCTAAAATAATGGCGGACATCGTAGCTATTGGCTCAAAAGCACCACTTAAAGGGCGTGATTTTGTGGAAAGTATCAAAGGAGAAATCCCAAAAGTAGAAATTGCCAGAAAATTAAACGAAAGAGACCTCATTACACTTCAGCAACTTCGTTATGCGGTAAATGCTAATCCTACTAATGCTGGTATCAAAAACCAACTGACTGGTAAGATATACGAAGACCCTCGTTTTTGTATTGACGGTATCAATGCTCGTATGGAATGGATGGCTAAACAGCTTGTATCTACTGGTAAATACAAAACTACTGCTACCAATAACGACGGAGTGTTAAATGTATCAGTAGACTTCAAGGTGAAAACACAAAACGCTGTAAAGAAATGGGCAGATGCTGATGCTAACCCTATAGAGGAAATCGAAAAATACCAAGAGGAAGCCAAAGGCAAAGGGTATAGTTATACCACTATCACTATGAGCCGTGCCACTCTCAATCAGGTATTGAAGAACAAAAACACACGTGCTTTTGTGTTAGGTGTTCCTATCAACGCTACTACCATTTTGCCTGATGTGCGTTTGGAGCAACTTAATGCCGAACTTGCTGAACGCGGATTGCCTATTATCAAAGTATGGGAGTCTTTTATCAGCTTTGAGGGCAAAAACGGAGAAGTATCTGTGGATAATGGTTGGGAAGAGGGTAACGTTTTATTCTCTACTTCAGCATTGTTGGGTACTACTCAATACACCACTACTCCAGAGTTTACAATGGACTTTGCCGATGTGATGAGCAAATCTATTAAGGATAACTTCATTTTGGTAAATACTTTTGGGGAACAAAACCCTATATCAGTATCTACCAAAGCTACAGCGTTTGCTACTCCGGTATTGAACGATAGCAAGCGCAAACTCATCATCAAAACGAAGTTCTAATGACAGCGCAAGCGTATATTGATGAAAAACTTAAACTCTGGAATGTAGAATACCCCACGACCCTACTCATTGCCGAAATGCAACGGGTAGGATTGGGGCTTTCTGATGAGTTCAACGAGGAGAACGAACGAAAGACAAAATTGTTTTTCTACAATCTCATTCCTGAGCTCTTATTACGCCCAGTATCCTTTTCTGAAGGTGGATTATCTTTTTCTTATGACAAATCGGCTATTACTGCCTTTTACAATTTGCTTTGTAGGCAGCTCGGTAGGGTTAATTTGTTAGAGGAAAAAGCCACTGTAAGAGATATTACCAATATGTTTTAAAGATGAAGATATACCCTTATTTACTTAGAAAAAAAGTGTCCCAACAGCCAACCATCAATGAAGACGGCATACCTACCTACCCTACAGATCCTATAACATGGGAGGAAGTAGGCGTGTGTCGTGATGAGATAGCAGGAGCAGGACAAAAGATAAGTAAAACAGATGGGCAAATCTTTGATTGTACCGCTACTATCTATGCTCCGAAAGAAACGCCTACCATAACAGCAGGCACCACGGTTCAGGTGGTAGATAACGAGGGTAATATCCGCCTTGAAAAGCAGGTAATTCGTTTTTCCACTGATTATTTCCATTGCCGTATATTCGTATGATAACACCACAATTCACCCCCGCAGATATAGAGCGTATGCTCCAAGAAAAGATAGTCAAATACGAAGAGAAAATTGTTCGTATCCTGCGCTTTGTAGGTGAAAAGTGTATCAATGAAGCACGTGAGTATGGTAGCTATCAGGATAGGACAGGTAACCTCCGTTCATCTATTGGATATATTGTCTTAAAAGACGGCAAACCCATTGAAAAAGGGGGATTTACTCCTACTGAAAGAGGAACAAAGAAAGGAAAAGACGGACAAAAAGAGGGTGAAGCATTCATTAATAAAGTAACATCTCAATATCCGAAAGGGTTTGTGCTTGTCGTGGTTGCAGGAATGAAGTACGCAAGCTATGTAGAAGCCCGCAACTACAATGTACTAACATCAGCTGAACTCTTAGCCGAGCGTGAAGTTCCGAAACTCTTAAAAGCATTATCACAATGAAAAAAACAGCCTCACAAATAGAAGCCGACCTATATAAGTACTTTAAAGATAAGATAAACCCGCTTATCAACGGGCAAACTTACCGCAATGGGGTACGACCCTTGAACTCACAAAAAGAGGATTGTGTAATATCGTTCCTTACTGGGTTAGATGGGCAATACCAAACGGGTGTAATTAATATCAATATCTTTGTTCCCTTGGTAAAGAACAATGATAATCAGTATAGGAAAGACTTCGTACGATGTGATACTATCGAGCAGGCTTTAATGCCAATCATAGAGAATGCGAAAACGGATCTACGCAATTACAGATTACAGCTTCATCAGATGATACAAACCTTTGAGGAGACAGATATAAAGCAGTTTTTTATCAACGCAAAAGTAAAATTTAGGTATAACACCTTTAATCAGTAGTCAGGTTTCAGTAGTCAGACATTGGAAGCCTACACTAACAAAGCAATTAATCATTAACAATTAATCTTTTATATTATGGCATATACAGATAACAACGCCACTGCTTGGGGCGAAGTAGAATTCAAGTTCGGAGCACCAGGAGCTGGGGGCGCCATGGGTACAGTCCTTAAAACATTAGGGATTGTCAAAGAAGGTAGTTTTTCTATAGAAAAAGAAGATGGTAAGGAGTATAAATGGACAGCTATCGGAGGGAAAACCATCGACCAGATGAAAGGAGAACCTACCTATAAGGTAAAATGTACCGTTAAGAACGCTAACAAAGCGTTACTTTCCGAAATTTGGGATATTGAAGAATCGGGAGACAAACTCATCATCAAGTCTTTTGTTTCCACTAAGAAGTTTTCAGCATCTATTATCCCTAAGATGTCAGGGGCTGAAAAAGTAGATATATTCTACTGTACTATGGCAGGAACACTTGTCTATAATGAGGAGAGTGGTTACGATGTAGAAATTGAAATCACTATGCTCAATGGAGGTAAAGGATATTTTTCTATTGAAAAAGTAGCATAACCCATGGAAGAGAAAGTAGCACAAACACTACTTGAAGAACCAACCACAATAATCATTGGGGGCGAAGCGTATCAAGTCGCTCCGCCCTCTATTATTACACTGGTAAGGGCTTCAAAGTACATCAGCAAGATACCCGCCGATAGCATTGACGAAAAGCATATATTTGGCTCTATTGTTCACAAGGCGGAAGATTACGAGAATATAGCATGGGCTGTGGCTGTTATCCTCTTAGGTAACCGCTTCACAGAGACAGCACGCCCGCCTTTTTGGCAATTTTGGAAACGAAAGAATCATATTACCCAAGGGGAGGTATTAGCTCAAAAACTCACTAAAGCCCCAGTATCTGAACTCTCTGAAGCCTTTTTTAAGGCATTAGGACAAATGGACATACGCTCTTTTTTCGTCATTTCCACTTCCCTCAAAGGAATGATGATAACAAAACCAACGAAGGAAGTGGAGAACGAAACGATAGTATCTGGGGACTCGTAGGCTCGTTTGCCAAGCAATATAGGCTAACCTTTGAATATGTCCTAAATATGAGCTATGCCAACGTAATGCTATATAGTTCTGTGATACCCTCGTATGATTACGATAAGAAAGATAAAAAGGAAGCACCAAAAAATGAAACACGAACTGACTTTGCGGGCTTTCTTTCAAAATTAAAAGCACTTCAGTAGTGGTTAGTGATTAGTTGTTAGACTATGGCAGCTAATCATTAATCACTAACCACTAATCATTAATATTATGCAAGAAAATGAAGGCAAGTTGCTCTTTGAAGTAAGAGCAGACCAAAGCGATATAAAGAAAGATATAGAAGCTATCAAAAAACAATTTGAGAGCTTAACCAAGAAAACCCAAGAAGAGGGAGAGAAGCAGGCGCAAGTATGGCAGAACCTCATCAAGGGGGCGACTGCTTATTTCACCTTTCAGGGAGCCTCTGCCTTTATGAAACAAGTGATAGCCGTCCGCTCCCAGTTCCAACAGCTTGAAATTGCTTTTGGCACTATGCTCAAGAGTAAGGAGAAAGCCAATGCCTTAATGGCACAAATGACTGATTTGGCAGCTAAAACCCCCTTTGGACTACAAGAAGTATCCGAGGGGGCTAAGCGCTTGCTTGCTTTTCAAGTTCCTGCCCAAGAGGTAACGGAAACGCTTAGGCGTATGGGTGATGTCGCTGCTGGATTAGGCGTACCTATGGAACGACTGATACATGTGTACGGGCAAGTCAAAGCGCAGGGGCGCATGTTTACTAACGATTTGTATCAGTTCATGAATGCAGGTATTCCTATGATCTCCGAGTTAAGCAAGGCAGTAGGCAAGAGTGAAACCGAGATAAAAGAAATGGTAGCAGAAGGCAAAATTGGTTTTGCTGAAATACAAGCCGTTATCAAGAATATGACAGACGAGGGAGGCACTTTTTACAACCTTATGGATGCACAAAGCAAGTCATTAGGAGGGCAAATATCCAATCTCAAGGATAATTTCGCACAAGTACTCAACGAAATAGGCAAAGCTACCGAGGGAATCGCTTCGGGGGCTATATCAAGCGTATCGTTTTTGGTTGAGAATTACCAAACCTTGGGTAAGGTGATAGCGGGGCTTATTGCTACCTATGGGGCGTATAAGACAGCTATTCTTGTAAATAGTGCCATTGTTGCTGTTAATGCTGAAATTACAAAAGGCTGGACTATTGCTCAACTCGCACAATATAGAGGGCTTTTGTTATTAGAGAAAGCTCAAAAACTCCTTAATGCAACTATGCTTTCCAATCCTTATGTATTGGTTACTACTGCTGTAATGGGGTTGATAAGTGCCTATGTGTTTTTGAGAGAAGCGACTGATGCTGATACCGAAGCTACTAAAAGACACAACGAACTGAGAGAGGAGCAAGCTAATAAGGTAGAAGAGGAGAGAAACAGAATCAATAAGTTGATTGCAACTATTCAGGACGAGACCAAATCATGGAACGAGAGAAATAAGGCATTTTTAGAACTACAAAAGACAACGAACGGGGTACTTGATAAATACACTTCTCTTAATCAGGTATTGCGAGAGATGTCACAAGTTCTTAAGGAGCTTAATGGGCGTTACGAAACGATGAATGAGGGATTGTCAAGGGATGCAGTAAAAAATACCGAAGACACTATCAAGCAAAAAGAAGCTCAGATTGAGAGACTAAAAGCTGAGATGAAAACTACTGCAAGCAGAGACCATAGAGTGGCTCTTCAAATGGATATTAACGATATTAAAAGGTCCATAGAAGCAGATAAAATACTTAGAAAAAAACAGCTAAAAGTTGTTGTTAAGAATGACGTAGCTAATTACGAAAGCAATCTATCGGGAAAAAGCCTTGACCAAATACAAGCTGAAAAGAAATTGATTAATGAGGCTTACAACTTGAGGAAAAAGCAAGCCAAAGAATCCATTAGCAACCTTTCCGTGTCTAAAATAGACAGTAACAACCCTTATTTAAAATATGATTGGGAAGAGTTGGGAATGTATAATGAAGCGACAGAGAGACAAATCAAACTCAAACAGCAAGAAAAAGTACAAACTACTGATTTTATTGCAAAAAAAGAAGAGATTTTAGCATTACAGAATAAAATAAATGAAGCTGAAAGCAAAAACAAAAATAGTAGGAGCGTTGATAATAAAGATTTAAGTGATTTAGAGGCTAAAAAAACTAAATTAAAAGGATTGATTGACGAGTATAAACAAGGGACTGGCATTGACCTTTCTCAAAAAAATACTCCTAAATCTAAAGCCGCCAAAACCAAAACAGAACTCCCTACTTTTGACTATAAGAAAACCGCCCAAGAAGAAGCACGCCGTGAGCAGGATTTTCTTTTTCAGAAAGAGCAGGCTCGTATCAACATCATGGAGGACGGAGCAAAGAAACGCCTTGCTATCATTCAGCTTGATTATGATAGACAAGAAGAGGAAATACGCCGTCGCACAGAAGACCAAATGGCAGCCTTTATCGAGCAGCAGAAAGCAAGAGCAGAAGCAGAGGGTAAGTGGAAAAGAGGACAAGCCTTTAATGAAGATACCCCTGAAATCAATGCCCACAGAGCCAAGTTACAAACAGAGGAGCAACAACTATTAGCCTCCAATCACGATTATATGCTGTACCAACAAGAGCAGGTATATAAAGAGCTATTGGAGAAGTACCAAACTTATACAGACCAACGCAAATCCATTGAGGAGAAGTACAACGCTGATATTGCCGCCTTGCAAGCCAAATTAGGTGCAGATGCTCCACAAGTCAAAAAAGCGCAAGACGAAAAGGCTCGTGAGCTTAAGAAGTTGGATATACTCTACAAGAAAGAGGGGACAGCCATTGCTAAACTCTTTGAGAATATGCGCAAAAAGACTGTCAAGGAAATACGAGAGACCATAGCCGATGCTGAAAAGGAAATTGACCAGCTGGCAAGCACCCTTGACATGAGCGACAGTGCTAATGTAGAATTTATTCAAAACCTAAAACAGCAACTTGAGCAAGCAAGAGATACAGCTGATCGTAGTGATACAGTCTTTGGCAGGCTTGGTACAAGTATCAAAAATCTATTCAAAGCCAAACCTAACACCGCAGAATGGCAAGAAGCGTTTAACGGTATGCTTTCCTCTGCTCAATCTATCACAAGCGAATTTGGACAGTTAGGACAAGAGTTCGAAAAGCTTGGACAGAGTACGGGGAATGAGAGCTTAAAGAGGATAGGACAAACTATGCAAACAGTGAGTAACACCCTTAACCGTACATTATCAATGGCGCAGACAGGAGGATCTATAGGAGGAGGTTGGGGTGCTGTTATCGGAGCTGTAGTAGGATTAGTCGCATCGGGTTTTGAGGCACAATCAAAAGCACGATTGGAACATGAAAAGAAACTTAAAGAAATCGCCGCTTCAAAATTAGCTCAGCAGAGTGAATATAACAGACTTCTTTGGGAAGAACGAATGCTAATGAAAGGAAACACTTCTGTTTTTGGGACTAAAGAAATCGCAAATTCATTAGAATATCTAAAGATATACAATGATGAATGGACAAAGTTACAAAAGAATTTATTTGATGATGGGAATGTTAGAAGTTATTGGGATACCCGCACAGCAAAAGATTATAATTTTTATGAAGAGTATAAAAAAATAAAGAGTAAAAATGATAAGTTTGAAACTTCTTTAGATAAAATTAATATTGTATCAGGAAGCCATAAAGAGGGTTTTCTTTGGTGGAGAAAATCAGTTAATGACTATAGCAAATTAACATCAATGTATCCTGACTTAATTAAGTCAAATGGAGAATTTAATAGAGAATTAGCTGAAAGTATAGTCAAAACAGAACAATTTGGAGAAGGAGGAAAGGAAGCACTACAAGAAATAATAAACCAATATGACCGAGCTCAAGAAGCACAAAAAAAGTTTGATGAATATATTAAAAATACCTTTGGCGAACTTGGTAAATCTATTACAGATAACGTATATAATGCTCTACAGAAAGGAGAGAACGCTTTTGATAGTTTTGCTAAATCGGTAGGAAGTGTAATAGGCAAATTAGGAAAGCAACTGATGTATGAACTCTATGTAGCTAAACCTTTCGAAGAACTTCAGAAAAAACTAAAAAAAGCAGGAGAAGAAAGTGGTGATAGTGAAAATTTTGCGAGACAGTCATCTCAATTAGTGTCTAACTTTGGTAACGCTATGAAAGGTAAGATTTCAGAAATGGAAACATTCCTTAAACAATGGAACGAGATGGGTAAAGCGAATGGATTTGATTTCCTCAATGAGCAACGCAAAGCGGTAGAAAAAGGATTTACACGTATGAGCCAAGACACGGGAGAAGAACTAAACGGACGTTTTACACTTATGACGGCTTTAGAGAAGCAAACGGTTGATGGTATAAAGGAAATGCATCAATCTTTAGTCAGTATTTCAGAAAGGCAATTAAGACACCTTGCAAATATTGACACCAATACATACCAACTCCACCAAGTAAAAGATGATATATCAGGAATGAAAAAGGATATGGCAGGAGTAAAACGAGGAATAGATGAACTTACTACCAAAGGTATTAAATTGAAGCCATAATAAAAGCCCCAATTAAGGGGCTTTTGTTTTACCAATCATCTTTATTTTGATTATCTATTCCTTCTATTATGGCTTTAATCAATGTGTTAAAAAACTCTTCTATACTCTTTTTTGAACTTTCATCTTTCAATTCACCTTCCTTGTTAAAAGTACTATAAGTGCCAAATAATCCACCACCCCCAACTAATGAGTATGTATTATTGTTGTTAAAACTATCACCTTTTGATTTTGCTACTACTGGAGAGTTTATTCTTATTTTATTGTCTTTAAAATCAACTGATATAGTGTATATTAAATCAAAACGACGATTACACCCGCCCATAAAATTACCATAACAAATTCCTTTATTTTGTATCCCATTAATAGATATTATTTTTCCTTCAACTTTACTTATAACATCCTTTGCAGAGACATAATAATTAGTAAGAACCGTAAGGACACTAACATATAATTCATTAGCTGTTTTTCCTTCAAAATTATATACAAGGTAGTTTTTGCTTGGGTCTTTTTCATCAACCATTCCGTCTTTTGTTAATATAAATTGGCTATACCCTAAAAAAGGGACACAACTCATAATGAGCAATAGTACTTTTTTCATGTATTATATGTTTAATTTATTAGTTTTTATTATATTGTATCAGGAAACTCTTTTATATTATGCATTGTCTGTTGATTTATTTGCTTTTTCAATATCTGACTTTCCCTATATTCTTCTGCTTCCGCAAGTTTTGTAAATTCTACCTTAGCACCTAATTTCTTTGCTTCCTCCTCTATACGATCCAATGATACATTGAAAAATTCTCTTCTATAATTAGTCATATTTACACGTTCGTTTGCAAATACATTATGTAATTTTGATTCCAATTCAGGAGCGTTTTCAGAGAATATCATAGCATGAATATCAAAAGGGAAAGGAACGCTTGCATCTCCCAATTCTTTTACTCTTTCTGTGGGTTCAAGCCTACGGGTCATTCCTATTTTATAAACATCATCTCCAAAAGCCCCTATATTAGAAATAACATATACATACCCCATTTTCGTTTGTTGAGCCATTGATATAGCTTTTTGTTTCAATGTTTCTACACCTATAAGTCCCGCCTCAAGTTCTGCTATTCTTTGTAATAATTCCTCTTGCTTTTTACCAACAGCAGTACCTATTTCCTTTCTTGCTTTTTCGAGAGCTTTTATATACATTATCTCTTCCTTTTCTGCTTTTATTCTCGCAGCTTCGAGTTCTCTTTCTACCCGCTCCTCTTCTCTCATTTGTTCTCTAATAGCTCTTTGCTCTTCCTTCTCTTCTTGCAGTTTTTTCTTATATTCATAAGTGAGCTGTAATTCCCAAGTCTTATATTCTTTATAGATTTCTGAAATTGATATTCCTTGATCTTTATATACTTTATTGATAGCTTCAAACGATTTATTTAATCGTTCTTCCATTTTTTTTATGTTATTCCAATCTACATTAGCAATAAAACTATCTGTTTCACCATTAAAAGCACGTAACATCAATTGCTTTTCTCTTTTTACCATTGCTTGCCCTTTTGAAAGACTACCATTCCAAGTGATAGTATCTCCTCCATTTACCGCACTACCTTCCTTTATCATAGCTTTAGCCTCGTTCCTATAAAAAAGAATTTTTTGTTTATATTCCTCGGATGTTTCAAAACTGAAATGAGGCTGATAGACTCCATATTCAGCCATTTCCAAATCATCTTCAAAAACACTTATTTTCTTTTTTAATTCTTCATAAGTTGCAAGGGCTTTATGATAATGAAATCTAAGACTTTCATATTCTTTAGATATATTAATCTTGTCTTGCTCTAGTTTTTCTATTTCGCTTTCTATATCTGTTAATGGTAAATATTTAGATAAAGAATTGTTTTTAGCCTCCAACTCATTTACTCTATTCTCCAATTCTTTTATCCTATCAAACTCTTTCTTTTTTAAGAAATCAAAAAGCCCCATAAGTAAGTATTTATTAAATTTTATTATTCAATAGAATTATTGTCATTAATGAATTTTAATAGTGTGTAACAAGTATCCCTTTTAGGAACAATATCATCCAAACTATCAAATAGTATTCATTATAAAATCAGCCACAAAATTAAGAAATTATAAAGGAATACAAAAGAAATTTAACACACAATATATGGTACACGTTTTTTTAAAGAAAGTTGTTGATAACTTATTGAAAAAATTATATACAATTTCAAATAAAAATTATATATTTGCACCGTAAAAAAATATCTCTGTAGGGGCAGAGATATTGATAAAGAGGGTTGCTTTAAATTTTATATTTTATGATTATAAGTAATTCTTTAGGGTCTGCAAATGTACGAACTTCTGTACAATTTTGCAAACGAAAAATAGCGAAAAAGGAAACTTTTTTGGCTGATTGCTCTAAATTGGTTATAAACCAATTCTTTACTGCTTTTCACAATGCTAAGGTTTCATTCAAGAAAGTAATGATTAATAACCTACCTGATTCGAGAAGCAGAGGTTTTGAAGCAAGTACTTTTCAGACTTGCATTATTGGAGAACTCCAAAAAGCCTTTCCAAGTGATTGGAAATTTTGGAAATACAAGCGGTTTGCTTTAAATGTGAATAATTATTCTTTTCTTATTAAAAAATTAGATAACAAAGGAATGCCAATGAACATTAAAACAAATGCAAATGATTCTATATTAAACCAAGCGCAAACACTTATTTTTGACCCCACAGCTTACGAAAATCCTATTATTTTCTTTGGGTGGCAAAAGAATAAGTTTGGTGATTTGATAAATCCACACTTTGTTTATATAGACGAGGAAAAAATACAGTGGCGTCTTTATGAAAAAGAACTTACCTCTGTTACTATTCCTACTATTTCAGTCCCTAATTCTAACGATAGATTGCTTCCAAAGGTAAAAGATCAATCTAAGAAGAAAAAGGCTAATTAATGTATAAACCGCAACCCTCTTTATCATTTTACACCTTTACACCTCTCAAAAACCTAACGAAAATGAAAGTTAATCACTCACAGCTTACCCTTGCCAGGGAGTATAGGGGGCTCACACAAACGGAATTGTCAAAAGCAGTGCAAGGGCTTTCACAATCTAACTTATCCAAGTTTGAAAAAGTATTTGAGACCCTCAATTTTCCTAAAGAGTTCTTTGCAAAAAAGATAAATATTGACTTAGAGATAGCGAATTATCGTAAAAAATCCTCTATATCAAAGACACTCCTACAGGACTTTGAGACTTCATGCAAGTTTATAGGCTATCTTATAGATGAAATGGCTGATTCTGTGGATTATCCTGATTTTTCCTTAGTCACATTAGACTTAGAAGAGGGATATACCCCTGAAGAAGCAGCTATATTTACAAGGAAAAACTTCAGAATAGCGACCGATGAACCTATCCATGATATTTTTAAGGTGATAGAGAACAAAGGAATTATTATATATGAACTCAATACCGATGAAAAATTTGATGGAATATCATTTTTTACTCCTAAAGGATTTGCGGTTATAGTTATAAATAAACGTTTTACCAATGATAGGAAACGATTTACATTAGCTCACGAGTTAGGTCATTTGGTTATGCACTGCTCCCCTGATTTTCCTATACCCATTGGCAGAAACAAGGAGCAAGAAGCGAATGATTTTGCTTCGGAATTTCTAATGCCAAAAAGTGCTATAATGAAGTCTTTGGGAAATCTAAAGATGTCCGCTCTTAGTGCTTTGAAAAACTATTGGCTTACCTCAAAGGCTGCTATTGTCAAACGAGCACAATCATTAGGGGCAATAGATAAGGATAGATACCGATTTCTAAATATCGAGTTGAGCAGGAGTGGAGAGAAGAAAAAAGAAAAAGATACTGTTTCCATTGATTACCCTCAAGTATTTAGCACCTCTGTAGGTTTGCATCTAAAAGAGCTTGGTTATACAGAGAATGAGCTTGCGGGAGCGTTCTCGCTTCCCCTTGATATTATACAAAAGTATCTTTTGCAGCAACCTTTTGCCGTTATAAAACCTAAACTCAAAGTAGTTACAGAATAAAGAAAGCCCCTTGATTGGGGCTTTTTCTATATCTCTATTTTCAGCTGTTTAAGCATTTCCCTATCCTTTTTGGCTTTATTGACCTGATAGATAGCGGTAGTGTTTTTATTGGTATGGGAAGCCAATAACATAGCGGTATCACTATCTAAGTTATCAAGCATATAGTGCTTGAGGGCGTAAAAATCAGCTTCAATACCAAGTTTGTCTTTTACATTTCGTTTCCAAAATCGGGTAACAATTTCTTTATTTCCCATTT